GACCTGAAATATCAACGGGCGCGTCACTACCCTTTGCAGGATTTTTGTCCGGTCCCGTACCGGTGGGTTGTGTGTTGGGGTCATTGCCCTCTCCCGCAGGATCAGGTTTCTTAGGCGCCCCATCGCCGCCTTCTTTCGGAATTGGTCCAGGCATAGTGTTTTTCCTTTCGTTTTTTTCCGCGGTAAGTCCGCTAGAAAAACAGCCAGTAAAGGGACATTTCGATGTACAAACAGATTATCTTACATCTATTTTCTCTTGTCAAGTACCTATGCGTACTTACCGGTCTTCGTAGAGTATGCCTTGGTTTTCTCGGCAAGCTTTGGCACTATCGTATTTATAGCGTGCCGGCAATTGGGATGGAAAAGCCCGGTCGCCTCAGCATCGGCCACTGTTGGATAGCCCTTAGTCTCCCCAGTTACCGACAAGACTTTGCCCTCCCAAGGCGTACACAGTGGGCACGCACCGGGGTGCTGTGACACCTGCACCAGATCGTACCCGTTCTCTACCATCCTATTGGCCAGGCCGGTATTTCGCGCCTCGACCGCCTTGGTACGAATCAGCATCTCGGCATAGCTGTCCAAGCTCCATCTTCTACCAGCACGGTCGACTAAGCCCGCCAGACCATCCTCCTGCAGTGTTCCCTTTATTGTTTGCCGGACTGTCCGTAGCGCCTTACCACTAATTGTACCCTCGGCCAACTGATAAGTGAGCAGGTCCTGTGTCGCCTTATTGAGCAGCCGGCCAGCAGCGCGGTTGACGGTAGATAGGCTCTCAGCGAAGGATTTGGAGGTATCATCGATCAGCGCCAAAATGGCGTCCTGGTGTACTATGTTGAACCCGTGCTCGACCGCAATATCGGCATCGACACGCTTAAGTTGCCGAATAGCATCGTCAGCACCCATTTTGTAGTATTCGGGAAGCTCGTCGCGGAGAAATATCTCAACATCAACACCCAGCCGGGTCAGGCGGGCCTCGATCTGTGCGAGGATAACGCGCCGATTGTAGGCACCAAAATCAGTTGCCGTAGTAATCTCGGCCACGATGTCTTTGTAGGCACGTTTGAATACTTTAACGAGTTTGAGGGCGGTCTTCTCGTTAATTTCAACTTGTAGAGGATAGGTCGGTCTGGCCATTACTTCTTTCTCCTCTTGGGTATCCTATGGCCTGCTTTTCTGGCCCTGCTAACAGCGATCGCTCTACCTTGCCTAGCGGCCTTCGCCCTAGCACCCTTGCCACGAAAGATCTTACCGGACTTGCCGTAGCGATAGCCGCCTTTAACTTTTTGGACTGGCACCCTCAACCACCCCCTTCTCCTTCTTTTTGCTAAACGGACTGCCACCAAAGCCGGGTGTCGGCATTTTTATAGCCTTCTCGTCCTTGATCGCCTTGGCCTTCTCTTCGGCCGGCTCCTCGTCAGTCCCCTCAATGTTCATGATCGCCCCCGCAGCGGTCTGGGTGCCATCTTCGAGGCGCTTGCTCTCGATCTCGACCTGCTCAAACTCATCAATTGGCAACCCGTCCGCCCAGGTAATCTCTGGCGTCTGGGGATCGCCTTTTAGCACCCGACCGTCGAGCTCGATACCCCACACCTTAGCCATTTCCTGTGCTGTGTAGAGCACCTCCTGAATTGCCAAGTGGTAGTAGAGCTTCTTCCTAGTTACCTTGGCGATGGTCCTGAGAATCTTTAGTTTGAGCGCGCGACCAGAGTCGCTCTGGCCTTTGCCCATACCCAAGATATCCGGCGAGGTTTCCGAGACCATAAACAGCAGCTCAGTTAGGTTTTCTATCTGCTTAAACGCGTTTTCTAAAGAGGCGTTCCAAACGATATACTCAGGCTTCTCGTCGCCGCCGCTCCCAGTTGGGAACTCGATCATCCCCAGAGCCTCACGGGCCACCTTGCCCTTATCATCTAAAACACCCTCCGGCACAAAAAGAATCGGGCTGGAGTGCTTGTCTAAAATGTTGTCAACCATACTGAGACGGTTATTGAGGGCGTAAAACAGAGCATCTAAATCGTGATAGTCGGACAGCCCCCAGTACCGCCGGCCAGTCTTCCAGTTGGGAATGTGTACCAACAGGGAGCGTGTGGTCCTAGTCTCCTGGTCCTTCTTAAGACCAGTGATGCCTAGGGTGTCTATGTCGACCTGCTCGACCATCTTACCGCCCTTAAGTTTCCATAGTTCGTTGAGGATGTTGCCGGGAGTGTGTATTTCCTTGCGAACATAGCTATCATCCCCGATTTTGAAGCTCCACGCTAACTCCTTGGTCTGCGGGTTCTGGCGAACATTGAAATCGTCTGCTTCTGGGAAGTAGATAGTCGGCGAGATATCCTCAATGATAACGGTTTCCTTTTCACTCTCTACCGCCGGGTTGCGCTTTCCAATCCTGATCTTGAACAGGGCGTCGCCCATGTAGGAATTTGACAGCGCCGACTCGTAGAGCTGAACACCAAGTTTATTTTCACGTACCAAGGCATCCACGAACTCCTGGTCGCCATCATCAGGCATTTTTATTTTCACACCCTCAGAAAATAACATATCCGCCACGACCTTGCTGGTCAGCCCAGCAAAGTTGGCCTTGATGTACCGGAGCTTGCCATAAGCCTTGTTGAAGTCATCGCTATTGATCCGAATACGGAACGCCTCGTAATGTTTACCCAAGAATAGCTGCTCGAAGTAGTTGTAGTCAACCAGGCGCTGTGCGTGTTTCTTGTAGGGGAATGTGGTGCCGTCGCCGGCAGTCCTAGGTGTAACGCTAACCGGGGCCACGCCCGCGACCGACCCAGTGGGATTATCCTTTATTTGTTCGACGGGCTTGGGTGTCAACGCCATGGATTCATTATAACAGTAACACAGCTACAAACACCATCAAAGACCTTTGGGCTTGGTAGCGTAAACCTTGGCCAGCGGCTTCTTATATTTTCGCATCTGCATCGCCACAAACCCGGCAAACAGCGCGTCGTCGTGCTTCCCATCCGCATGCTCGCGCTTCCCGTTATCCTTCTTAACAAATGTCCGCATCTCCCCAAGGGTAATCGCAGAGTTAATCTTTAGACTGCCCTCCTCAAAAGGCCGTAAGAAGTCATCTATCATTATATCGCGTGTCTTAGTATTTGTGCTCCACCCAATCTTTCTGGTGCGGCGCTGCGTCTTCTCATCCATTATAACGCTTGCGTAGTAATTGTCGTATATCTTAGACAGGAACAAAATGGTAGAGAGCATGTTATTCTCCACCCCCACAAAAGCGCCGTTGTAGAGCTCTGCTATAGCCTTGACCCACTCCGCGGACTCGTCTGGGCGGCACTTGACGTAGTATTGGGCCATCTGCTCGATCGGTTCCTCAACAGTGGCACCGCGCTCCCAAACATCAATGCAGGTAAAGTCCGAGCCAAGCCCGCCGGAGGGATCGACCCCGACCACATACTCCTTACCAAACACCGGCGTCTTCCAAATACGCACCCCGGCTTTGTGTAGTCGTGCCAGCTCAGCTACCAGCTTTTCCCGCCCCTCCTGCCCTGCTGGTACGGCAGCGACCAGCGTATCTAAAGATGGTGGCGGAGTGGGGGAGAGCTTGTTCATCACCTCGGGGTCGAAAACACTGCCAGAGCCGCTTTGGAACGCCTCCAATATAGTGGCCGGGTACTCCTGTCTAAATAGCTGAATACCACTTAGGCCAACCCCGCCTCCGGATGTTGCCGACCTAAGCTCGTTGACCTTCCAACGACGCCAAAGTAGTTGGCCGTCAGTCAGATTGTACTGTGTCGCGATATCTCGCTCATTACCGTACTTCCGCGCATCATCTAAGGTAGGCTCTGGTAAATCGCCTGGAATTGAGTATTCGGGGTGTATAAACCACGGGTAGAAGTACGTTTTATAATCCAGCTCCCCGATGTTTGGGTAGTCGTGGCAGCCAATGAAGAAATCGTAGAAGTCGTTTAGCCCATTGCCGGTAGTTTCCTCTGAGACCCAGCCGGTGATCGGTACAGCCTGTTTAGAGCCAGAGTTTAACTCGGCACGGTCCTTGATGTAGGCACTCTCGGTAATGTGGAGTTTTTGAACAGTGCCACCTCGTATTTTCATGGCCACGTAAATAGAGGAGTCTAGCGGTTTTCCGTCCCAACTCCTGACGAAATCGTAGGCCATCTTGGTATCGGTTCTAGTTAGGG